TTTCTGAAAAAAAACAGAACATTATTATATCTGAAAGACAACTTGAAAATCTTTTGAAAAAATTGAAAAATGATTAATATAAAAAAACATATTATAGAGTATCACAAAAAAAGAATTCAAGAAGGGTTTACTGAAGAGGGTGAACCAGATACAAAATATTACGCATTTGATTGGGACGACAACATAATGTTTATGCCAACAAAAATAATGGTTTTATCTGAAAATGAAGATGAAATAGGTATGTCAACTGAAGATTTTGCCGAACATAGACATCAAATAGGAAAAGAACCATTTCAATATAAAGGAGCAACAATAGTAAATTATGCACCAAATCCGTTTAGATATTTTGGGGTAGAAGGTGACAAACGTTTTATAATTGATTGTATGACGGCACCTGTCGGTCCTTCTTGGAATGATTTTGTTGAGTGTTTAAATGGTGGTTCTATATTTGCAATCATCACAGCAAGAGGACATACACCAAGTGTATTAAAAGAGGCGGTTAAAAACCTTATAGTTTCAAATAAAAATGGTATCAATCAAAAAGAACTACTTAGTAACTTACAAAAATATGAAAACATCATTCAAAACGATGAACAGTTGTCTGAAGAATTTAGTTTAGAATACGAAGGTAAAGAACTTTTAGAAAGATACTTAGATAGATGTATGTTTGCCCCTGTAACCTACGGTGAGGGTAGTGCGTCAAATCCTGAAGAAGGAAAAATTAAAGCAATGAGAAAATTTATTTCTTATTGTAAAGAATTGGCAAATGAAATCAAAAAACCGGGGAAATTTAAAAATGACGTGGCAAATGATGAAATAATACCATTTATAGGTTTTTCTGACGACGACCCACAAAACATAGAAAAAATGAATAAGTTTTTAGAAAAAGAATATCCAGAAAAACCAGTAAGAACATATTTAACTAAAGGCGGATTAAAACAAGAATTATAAGTTATGCTATAATCATATTTTAAAACCAAAAAAAAGTAAATAAAAAAAAAATCAATTATTAAATATTTATATAAAAAATAAAAAAAACTAAAAAAACACACGATGGCTGATTTGTTAATGAAAATGCCCTTTCAGTATGAACCTAAAAGAGCGAACCGATTTATACTAACTTTCCCAACTTCTTTGGGTATTAACTCTTGGTATGTTGAATCTGCTGCAAGACCAAGTATAAAAATTGAATCAAAGGATATTCCATTCTTAAACACTAAAACTTATGTTGCTAGTACATTTGAGTGGGAAGAAATTACTGTGAAGTTTAGAGATCCTATCGGTCCTTCAGCTTCTCAAGCACTAATGGAATGGGTTCGTCTACACGCTGAATCAGTAACGGGACGTATGGGTTACGCCGCAGGTTATAAAAAAGATGTTGATCTTGAAATGTTAGACCCAACAGGAGTTGCCGTTGAAAAATGGATTTTACAAGGATGTTTTATCACTTCCGCTAAATTTGGTGATGTAGGATATGACAAATCAGATATTATGACTGTTGATGTTTCATTACGTCCTGATAGATGTATTCTTGTTTACTAATTTAATATTTTTTTCATAATTTTTTTAAACCCATCTATTAAGGTGGGTTTTTATATTTACATCCAAGTAGTATAAATTATTTTTAAAATAAAAACTATGGATCAAGCATCACAATATGGACAACAAAATTTTAATTTACCTCACGACGTAATAAAACTACCGTCTAAAGGTGTATTTTACACACCAAAAAAAGAATCGTTAAAAGTGGGTTACCTTACTGCAAATGATGAAAACTTGCTAATGTCCCAAAATAATGACAACTTAATTACAACTCTTTTAAGAAATAAAGTTTATGAACCGGGATTTGATGTAAATCAAATGATTAACGCTGATGTTCAGGCAGTTTTAATTTTTTTAAGAAACACTTCTTTTGGTCCTGAATATAATATTTCAGTAAAGGATCCTGCAACGGACAAGTATTTTGATACAACATTATTGATGGATGAAATTGATTTTAAAAAACAAGATATTTTACCCGATGAAAATGGGTTATTTACTTTCAAGTTACCAAAAAGTAATAAAACGGTTAAATTTAAACTTTTAAGTTTGGGGGAAGAAAAAGAAATTGAATCATTTGTAAATAGTTACCCAAAAGGGATGGTTGCACCCACAGTCACTAAAAGATTAGAAAAACACATTGTAGAAATTGATGGTGAAAAAGATAGAGGACAAATATCTGCATTTATTTTACAAATGCCAATAATGGACTCAAAAGAATTAAAAAAATACATTGAACTTTGTGAACCAAAACTAAACTTATCTAAAACAATTATAGCCCCGTCAGGAGAAAAGGTGACAGTTAATATGTCCTTTGGGGTTGAATTTTTTCGCCCTTTCTTCTAATCACAAAAAAAATTTAATGGATGAAATTTATTATTTATCAAAACATGCGAATTTTTCATATTTTGACATTATTAATATGCCAACATTTGAAAGAATGTATTTTGTTGACAAACTGATAGAGGAGTTCAATAAAAAATAAAAGAAAACTATTTATTAAGTAAAATAGATTTTTATGTGGTTATTATTTTCATCTGACCCAACACTTACTGAATTTGATGCTAAAGGCGAGAATTTGAAAAGTCTTGCACAAGGACTAAGAGAGGCGTTTGATGTATCCATAAGTGCTGAAAACACACTAAGGACGTTAACGGCAATTGACTCTGAAGCGAAAAAACTTTCGAGAACAATTGCAAGTGGTATAGTTGTGGACTCCGGTAATTTTAGGGATAGATTATTTCAAATTCAAAACAACGTAAACGATATCGGAGGTAGTTTTCAAGACGTTGTTGATGTCGTAACTGATTTAAATGCCGAAACAGGAAAACTCACTCTACCATCTGAACAAGCCACAATACAAACAATTGAGTTAGCAAAGGCAACAAACCAAACGGCAAAAGAAGCAGGAAAAATGGTTGGGACATTTATGAGTTTTACTAAAGGACAAAAAACCGCAGTAAATGAAATGGCTAAAATTGCTAAAATTGCAAGACAAAGTGGGGTTGAAGCAAAAACATTATTGACATCCATAAGTGCGGATTTAGCAAAATTAGATAAATATAATTTCAAAAGTGGTTCTGATGGTTTAACAAAAATGTCTGCAGAAGCACAAAGATTAGGAACAACACTATCAGAAATTGGTGTTTTTGATATTGCAGATAAATTAGTGGATCCTGAAAATGCTGTTGAAACAGCAGCAAATCTAAGTATGTTAGGAGGCTCTATAGAAGGATTAACAAACCCATTTCAGTTGATGGGGGATGCAGCAAATAATGTCGAAAACCTACAATCAAAATTAATTGATTTAGCTAAATCTGCATTCAAAGTAGACGAAACGACAGGGGCTATTGAAACTAATTTTGTGGCACAACAAAGATTAAAATCACAAGTAGAAGCGTTAGGTGGTAATTATGATAACTTTTTGAAAATAGGAAGGGCAGCGGCAAAAGAACAATTAGTATTAAATAAATTAATATCTTCAGGTGTTGATACTTCTAAAATTTCTGAAGATCAAATGAATTTAGTTAAATCTTTAACTGAAATTGGTGAAGGTGGTAAGTTAGAATTGAGAATTCCAGGTTTTGAGACAGAAAATTTGGAAAAAACTTTAAAAGATGATAAAGGTGCACTAACCAGTGCTTTAGAGAAATATCAAGCAATGGCATCAAAAACGGATAGAGAGTTGGCGGAACAAAGTATTACTATAGAAGAATCACAAGCGGCAGACGTAAGAGCAATAAGGGACACAGTAATGAGAGGACTATCACCGAAAGAAAGAAATAAATTGATTGAAGATTCAAAAAAAATACAATCAGGTGTTGCTGAAGAATTTAAAAAAGGTGCCGAAACACTGAAATCAGTCCCAACAGAGGTTTTAACAGGTTTTGACACCGTTGTTACTGAATTTACAGATGCTGCCAAATCGAGTATACCATCAGATGAAGACGTTGAAAGAAAACTGACAGAAGAAAAAAAACAGGCTAGAGAACAAGCCAAAGCTACAATAATACCACCAACTAGTGATGCTATTTTTGGTGATAACAACAACAAAGTTTTAACAACAGGTAAAGGAGAAATTTTTAATTTTATTAAAGAAGACGAGGCTGTTTTTGCTCCTGATGCGATAAAAAACATTGGGGTTTTAAAAGAAACTTATTTGAAATTTATGGGTGTTGCTAAATCACTACCATCAGAAGTAAAACTTATTGAACCCCCAACAAGTGACACATCAAAAAAATTAAAACAACAAATCGAGACAACTTCAAATATAGTTACAACAAACAAAAATGAAGATACTGTTAATGTTAATATAAATTTAAATATTGATGGAAAATCACTCCCTAGTAATTTAGCGGATATGTTATTCAAAAATCCTGCAACAGTAAGGGACTTAGAAAACAAAGTATTGG